GTTGGTATTACTATCTTTTTTAATTTGTACCAATTGTACCAAGGTTTAAAAAAAATAAAAAAATTTTTTTTATTTTTATAGAATAAAGTGTATACAATAGGGTTTATGAGCAAATTCTTCAATGATTTAGCGTATTTCTCAATCATTTTTTGTATCTTGGCTGTTTTTATTCTTGGTACAATTCTCATGGTAATAGTCGACTTTCTTCAAGAATGCATATTTGTACTCTTTAAATTCTTTGTCAGACACTACAAACTTTTGAAAAAAGCCATCTTTTGAACACATTAGAATCACACCTTGTTGGATGTGGGTGTCATACACATGATTGTGGGCCATTGCATATGCAGCCAGCTGTATAAAATAATCTTCGATCCATTCACGTCTTTTAGGCTTGTTTGTCTGTTTGAAGTCTATTATACTTTCGCGCCCATCATAAATACCAGCAACGTCCGTTGCCCCTGCATACAGGCCAGGATAATACAATGTCACCTCAGTGCCCCATACCTCTTCCAGGTCCCCGAGCCCCGATCTAATAACCACATCAGCCATGCGCCCTGCTTCTTGACCCAAAGCGGTCAGGTCCAGGTGCCGTTGATCAGTGATATAACCTTCAAGATACGTATGCATACTAGTCCCACGCATCGCAGATAAATCTTTTACACGATCAGCGTACTGATTACCTAGTCTTGCACGCCACTCGGCTAGTTTCTTACGTTTCTCTTCCGACTGAGTCGCTTGTAAGATAGTCGTGACACTCGGTAACTTCTCATTAGTTCCAACATCATAGTGTCGTTTACCATTAATCAGTGACCTGGTTGATTTAGGATATATAAATTTTTTATTCCATTTCATTATCGTCATCCTTCTTTACAACATATTTATTAATTACATACCAGACAATTAACGCTCCAATAAGAATACAGTTCATGCCAAACAATAGCATTAGAAAACCAAACTCTGGAGTCACTTACGATCTTTCCGGATAATCTTAGCATGTTTACGCCATGCCCATGCACTGAGTTGTCCAGACCAACCCATCACCCACATATAAAATTTTAACATCATTCTAATATCATAGCCTTCTTATAGTCTTTTAAACTTACAACCTTACCATTCATCATCTTAACATCTTGTTTAGAATAGTGATCAGTAATTTGTCTAATTTTAGCTAGTTTCGTATGGGCGTAGGGCGCCAGTAACATACACACGTAATACGCGTCTCTGAATGTACATCGCCACTTCCACTGCACCAGGTATTTAGTTCCGTCTTTACGTAAACCTTTTCTAGGTTTACGTACAACAGTTCCACAACCCAATACTTCGTGGACCCAACGAATCACAGACTGGTCAGTCATCGTAATCTCCATACTCATACGTAGACTATTAGAGAT